ACATATCCCACCTAATTAAAGGTGGGATAATAATCTATCTTACTTATAGAGTGATTACTGCTGTACCAGCTTGGTCAGTGATAGGTGTAAAGGTACCACCGCTCATTGTAGGCTGAATACTTGGAGTCATTCTATTAGGCTCAACTTTGATGTATCTCATAACTGCAATAGCATTACCATCATTATAAGGTTGAATCGCATAACGTTCTCTCATTTTGATTTTAGTAATTTCATGCAATCTATCAGGTATCTCTTCCATTGTAGCTTCTTCTTCAACAATTAAAGCACCAAGACTATTCGAATCAACGAAATAGATATCAGTAAGTTTAGTTGTTTTATTATAAGGAACAAATGGAGAAGCAATGATTCTTATAGGTAGACCTAGGTATCCAGGTATTTTTGGAGAACCATTAGGAATATTTTCAAGATTACTCATTGCAGATGCAGGACCTGCACCAGGACCGGCTTGTCCCATAGAACCTTGATTGAAAGGAAATTTGTTTTGTCCAGAACCATTCCAACCATTAAACCATGCACCACCACCGTGCTCTAATGCCATTGTTCGAAGAACAGGGTCACTTAAGAACATAGTATATGTCAATGGGTTAACAATTAATGTGTCTGCAATAAATCCATTTTCTAAAATTGCTGAGTAGGCTGCATAGATATCTTCTAATGTTAAAGAACCATTAGCTGTACCTGTATAGTCATATCCAGTTGTTGTACCAAAAATAGAATCACTAGGACTAACGTTGTTGTGAGTTGTGATACCAACGCTAGAGAGCATTGACCATATTTTTGATTCTTTCAATCTTGCTAACGCTCGTCCCATACCTCTAAGATATACATTAAGCATATCAAAGTTGCTATGTTTGAATAAATCATCAGAAAACTTGATCGCAAGACCAGATTTTCCCATGCTAACAATTTGAGCACCAGGTCCGAAGTTTAGACCAGTTTCTGGATATTCACCAGTTTGACCGATATCTTCAGCAACCATTGCGCCAATGTTAGTAGCGAATGAAATTTGCATACCATTTTGGTAGTTTACTCTCTCTAAAAGATTAGTACCTACAAGCATTGGTTCAATTGCTTCTCTTACAATAGTTTCTACTACTGTAGGGAAGAAGTGTGTTGCATTTTCGTGAGAAAGCGCATCTTTAAGCTCTACTCTATCTACTTCACCTTCTTTGTGGAAAACTCCACTTGATTTAAAGACACTTAAATAATCTTTAAAATCTTTACTATCTTTGAATTTCATTTGGATTCTCCTAGTTTTATTGAACTAATAAATTAATTCTAACGGTTTTAGCTGTTGCAGCAGTTGTTTCGCCAGCCGAATATAAGTTATGTGGTAAACCATCAGTCGCACTACCAGAAGGTATGTTGTATTTTGGTGTAGATGTAATACCTGCATCATAAGTTCTAACCCATTGCAAGAATCCTTGTGGATATTGATCGTTAATGAAGTAAATTCTACCTAATGATTCATTTGCTGCTTTATTTGCCCAAGATATTATTCTGTTAAACTCTACTGTCAATTCTGCATCAGTTACTGTATTTGGTGTATATGATACATAAGCAGAAGCTGCTAATGGATTGAATGATGTAAAGTTTGAATTAGCCGTAAATGTAACTAAGCCATTATTAGAAGGGGTTCCTTCAAATACTGCAAGTCCAGGAAGGGCTATATTTGTTAAATTTGCAACTACAGGTAGCTCAATGAAATATCTAGTTAAGATAGTCACACCGTGTTGTAAGCTCCAGTTGTTGTTTGTAAAGTTTGCAGAACTACCAGCTTGATAGCCATTAAAATATCCAGCACCATTTTGTTTGATGATATTTTGTGGGGCTATACCAAGAGGTGCACTTACAAATGTTAATTGTGTATTTGTTGAATCATAATTGCCAAAGAATGATGCTACTACTGGTTCATTTAATGTTACTGCATCGCCTTGTGCGTTCAATACGCCATTAGCCACATCTACAGAACTATATACGTTAGCGAAAGCCGCTGTACCTGTAATAAATTCAGCCTTTGTATTATATGATGTGCTACTAGATAATGCTACTTCAACGTCTTTGCTTAAACCTGCAAGAACGATGAAACCGTTGTTATCTCGTGCAACTACTTTACCGTATGAGATAACTACATAGTCATCTAACTTGTCGTCATATCTTACTAATGGTAAATAAGAGGCAGCAACATAAAGTTTAGCTACTCTAGTACCTTCAGAAATCTCGACATTAGGTGTTTGGATTCCAAATGGAAGTTTATTTGCTTTAAACATCTGAAAATCTCCTTAAGATTATTGAATAATTAATTTTCTTTTGAACTTTCTATAAGTTCTTTAATTCTTTTTGTAGAATCTATCATATACTTTTCAGCTTGTCCAAAGTTAATATTTAATAGAGTTCTATAGTTGTTTGATTGCTCATCTTTCATTTCTTGAATCTGTTTAGGAGTAAATTTCACTTTATTCTTATTGCTATCAATGTTGATATTGTCATCTTCTAAATTAGAATTTGTGTTTGAATCTAATTTAGTGAAAATAGCAACCATATCTGAATATGTTGATTTTAAAGAATCAAGAGAACGTCCTTTGAATTGTTCGCGTAATGTATCAGAGTCTAGAGAAGGATCTTCTTTAGTTCTAAAAGATAATAATTTTTCAATATAATTATCTTTTAATTCTGAAGCCAACGAATCTGCAGTTTGGACAAGTGCAGAATATTTTGCTTGTTGTACTTTGCTTTCGTATTTAAAATTATCAATTCTAGCCATCATGTCAGCAAGTTCATCTGTAGCAAGAGAAGTAACTAATTCATTTTTGAATTCTTTATCATTCAAAATAGAATCAATTAATTCTTGCGCATCTTCTTTGCTATCTGAGTATTTTTGTACTAAAACAGATAATAGGGCTTTTTCTTTATCTTCTTTTTCATCGGCAAGAGACCATTTTTCGTCAACGAATGTAAATGTTAATTTACTCTCATCTGTATTATCATCTTGTGATAGATTTTTGTCTACATTGTTATTAGTAGCTTCTAATCTTTTGTTAAGAAAATCAAGTAATTCAGCTTTTTCGTCACAGTCTTCTACTTCATTTAAAAGTAAAATAGAGGCATTAACTGCATCTGTACTGTTTGCTAAAACTAAACGCTTTGAGCCTACGAAAGCATCATCATCAAGAGATTTTACTTCATCTAATGTTAATCTAGAATCTTCTGGCATTTTCTCTAATGTTTGACTATATAGAGAGTCACCAAGTTTTTTAAACTCTTTGATTTTCATGAGTGCTCCGTTTGTTTGTTGTTTGTTTATACTGTCATTAAAAGTAAAGTTTACATCACACTGTCCTGCGCATCCTGAGTTAGCTAGGTATTTAATAGCCACATTATCTTTTTTCGCATTGTCTTTCTTGTGGATTTTTAAATAAGAAGTATTTCCAGCATTTTCATCGGCCGGTGCATTTACGTAACTTTTTTCGAAGTATCTTAATTTACCAAATATTATATACGTAGGTCCATGTCCATAATCCTCTCCAGTAGTATGATCACAATCATAGTATGAGTTACCACATTCACTGCATACAATACTGTTTGTATCGTAACCCATAGATATTGTATCATATGTTTTGTTAAGAATTTTAGTAATGGCATCTTCATTAACAATGTTAGATGTTGTTTCTAATCGCCCTAAACCAAGATTACCTTTTGTAAATAATATATTATTGTATTTTCGTAATTTTGTATGTATATTTTTTGTACTAAGAGACATTCCGAGGAAGTCGCTTATTTCTCCGCCTAACATATTGTGTTTAAATGTATCAAAAGTATTAACGTATTTTCCGCCGACAACTCTTCCTATTGCATCTGTATATAAATCGTGATGTGTAAGAACTGGAATATTATATGGATCTGTTAAGCTATCAATGGACTGTTGCATTGAAGCAGGTAAGTATAAATGGAAGTGGGATGTCAATTTCATTGAGTGCGCATCAATCGAATCCACCATTAATCCTTCTAATTGGTCATGATCTCTATAGGTTTTTTGTGTTTCAACAGATTCTAATATATTATCAGTTAATCTATTGGTATCATAATTGCCATAGCCATCAATATTAATCTTTAGGTAATCATAAAATTTCATAACAAGGAATTCCTTTCTTTATTTAACGTAAAAATTATCTGGTTTACAGCTAAATCTTTTACATTAAGAGAATCTTTATCTGTATTTATATCATTAATGATAGAATGAACTTCATCTTTTATCTGAGATATATTATACAAAACTTTAAGTGGCATATCAAGGGATAAAATGTACTCTAGTGTCTTATTGACAACAATATCTGTGCTATTTTCATCTATTTTACTAATAATACCATATAAAGACTCTGGGTCTATTGAAGATTTTGCTTTTGTTGGACCTAAATTAGTCCCGTGTTGATTAGTTGGTTGCTGTTTATTTTGGGCTTCTTTATTAACAGATAGGGACATATCAGCTTCACCCTGTAATTCTATTGTTTTTTTTGTATAAAGTTCAAAGTTGGTTTTAGATCTGTCTTCTTCAGTAAATGGTTTTCTACCCAACTTTTCGCGAAGTTCATCTTCTTGTATTCCATTTTGTTGGAATATTAATTGATAGTGATTTTGTAGTTTAATCATGTTTTCAATATCTACTTCATTCCAAGTAAATTTAACTCTATGTTCATCTGCTAGAACATTTGAATTATATTTCTCAAGTAAGAGTGGATTTATAATAAACATTTCGATTTGCTCTTTTATTTCATTTTGATAGTCTTTAACATCATCTATTAGTATTTTAGATGCATTGTCGGCAGTGGAGCGATTCATGCCCTCCCCCTCTCCCATATCTAGATTAGAGACACCAACAGATGTATATGCTCTTTTCTTAAAGTGTTCTAAATACTTTTCTACATCTAATACAGATCCACTGCCAAGTAGCTCAAATTTATGTCTATGAGAAACAACCAAAGAACCACTAGATGGCATAGATTCTAACTTTTGAGTATATACATCTATTTCATCTTCTCCTGTTATTAGTTGTCCTGCAGGATACTGATCTGTTCCTATTGATACAACTAATAGTGGGAATAAATGTTGTTCTATTAATAGTTCTACATTCTCTTCTATTCTTCTTAGTGCTCTTATATCATCAACTGCAGGTAATAATGCCGGAGGTGCCATATTAAGACCACTTCTTGGATTCATTCTAATGTGCTTAATTTCACTAGTATTAAATTCTCTAAACCTACCATCTGGTAATATTTGCATATACTTAATAATATGACCATCTTTATTAAGTTTAAATCTCATAGTTTCGGGTGCTATTAATGTGTAGCCTATAATCTTTTTAACGGGTTTGCCAATGACTCCATTTAATGCGCCATTGGGTATAATAGAAGATTTATGTTCTCTAACATAGGCATTATTAAATCTAATTGTATCTCCAACAAGATTCTTAAAGAATAGTGTCATTGATTGTTTCTGTATAATACCTATTTCATTAAATCTTTGTTCAATATACCTTACAGTCTTTCCATTTTCCCCAGTTAATCTCCATCCTTCTTTTGATGCAAGAGCTCTTTTTATTTTAATACTTCTTTTAATGATGCCATCTACATCTTCTGCTTGGGATATATCATATAGATTATACTCTGGTAATTCAAAACCATTATATTCCATATGCATATTTCTAAATCCAAGAGTAGTTTTCATAGATCTTGGTATTACATTAAAGCTGCTAGATAATTCTGGAATAGTAGGAATTATTGCCCCACCCTCTATAGGCAGATTAATTATATTATAATCTTTATTTGTTGATGTTATTATTTCCATTATCCCTTACTCCAATCTTTAATATCAAAAATAGATTTTAGTCCATCCATGTTAGGTATACATTTTGAAGAAGAAACATTACCCACAAAAAATGCTACTTGGTTATTTATATTTACTACTTTAAGTGATTTCATGTTTTTTTTGTAATTGTTAATTAAATCCATATCAATAATATTTGTTTTATCAAGCTTCAATATATCATCTATAAAGCCATTAGTCAATGCTTGATCTACTGGACCGTCGACGAAATTATCATCAATGGTTGGATCAATTGGTTTTCCAGACCCCTTACCACAATCACATTGTGTCCATTTATCCTCTGATTTAATATATATATGTGTACCTAATTTGCCGTTTTCACATGTACAGCTTTTTGTATCTCCATCATTATAACCGTCGTTTCCATCTTCATTTCCATCATGATCTTTATCGTCGCCAGTTGGATCTATATTATCTTCATTACCTAATATAGTATCTATTAGGTCATCTGCTATTATATTAATCCAAGGCTGTTCAACATATGCGGCAACTGCGCATACATTCTTATCTATGGATCTATCATTGCTTACATATCTTTGAATCTCCAAGAACATAAATAACAAAGAATTATAAAATTTAATAATATCCAATATATCCATTTTATTATATCCATCAACAAGACCTAATTGTTTTGATATTCCTAAATCAATAGGAATCCCCGTTTCGGCTTTAGTCCATTGTTTTACTGCCTCTGTAAGATTTTTGATTATAGTTTCAACCTTTATTCTATAACTTTGTAGTGTAGATATAATAACTGATGTATAGTCTGGCATTTGTATATCTGGTACTTCATAATCTATGGTATTCTTATTACTATTATCTCTATTGGTGATAGTGCCGCCAGTATCGTTCCATCCGTCTATTATAGCATTTAATCCTTCAGTAGCCTTCCTTGCCTCATTATTTAAATGATTAACTGTACAATCTATAAGATTAGTAATAGTATATAATACCTGCATTGCTTGATCTAATAATATTTTAGTAAAGGCTTGCAATGTTATCTCCATTCCTATAGATAGAGAACCAGTAAGGTCTAATGAGGGTATGCCTAATTCTGCTATTTTACTTATCATTTCTATGGCTTGATTAATCATTGCTCTTATGGAAGCAATTATTAAAGCTATCTCTGGTAGACATCTTTTATTGTCCCATGCAGATTGTATTGCACATAAATGTCTAGAGAAAGACATGCCGGTTATTGCGTTGAGTTTTGCATTAATCATATTACGTAAGGCATTAATTGCATCAATAATAGACATGTCTACCCAATTATTAAACCATTGATGTTTATCGAATGTTACATCCCATGACTTTCCAATAGCACTTAATGAGTCAAAGAAACATGGAATACATTCTTCTATTATATTATTAATGGTATTTAATCTTTTATCTACTGTATTTATTCCATCGCTCCATGGTGATATATTTTCATTAATATTTCTTAATATAGTATTGTCTGGAGGATTAGTATCTCCCCCTTTGCCTACTATTTTCATAATAGTGCTATTATTATTATTAATTTTTGCTATTTCATTAAGACAAAGTGCTGCTTTATATAAGTTACTAGGTGGGTGCGGGAGCTTTGATACAAATGCTTCAATTGCTTGATTAATTTGACCAGTACCACCATTCTTGGCTTTGTTGTATGCGGCCCTAGTTGATTCATCTAATAGTTTAATTTGTATAGATATATATTCTTTAGGCTGTAATATCAATTTATCTATTGGTAATACTGCTCTTCTAATTGATATAGGAATCGAGGATATAGATACAGTTTCACCAGCAATCTCTGCCCTTTTAGTATGTAAATCTACAAGTGTTTCATATTCCTTAACAATCATTTTATTAAGGTCGCGAACATTTCTTAAGTCGGTGAGTTTCTGTGGAGCCTTTTCTGCTGATTCTAACTCGCCAATAGCAGGAACTGAATTGTTGTATACTTTTGGCTCGTCTCGTTTGGCATTAAGTTTTATTTTAAATTTATTCATTATGGTGTACCTATAAGTCTATATGTTGAGTTTAAAAGCATATTTGCCAGAACGTATTTTTCTAAAGCCTTTCCAAATATTTTAATAGACATACTATCATTATATGATTTTTTTGAGACAACATCAAAATCAAAAGATATAGTAGATTGAGGAAAGTAATTTACAAAAATTACACCTGATGGATAAACAGAAGAATTAATGGCTATAGTCACAGCAGTATTCCATGCAGTCTTCCATATTGTGAGATTTTTTATTAAAATAGTAGATAAATCATTCATAAATAAATCTAATATTGGATATTTAATATTAGACTTAATAGATTCCATTGCAGTATTAATATTACACATTTCTTGTAACTTTATCTCTTGTGGTATATAATCATCGATTAATGAACATAAATTAACCATTGATAATGAATATCGGTCGGCTTCATCTATCTTTTTCCACCCACTTTCATCTGGAATTTCTTCATTATAATAATCTAGCATTCTCATTATGAATTTCCTGCATAATTAGCATCACCCGTTTCATCTGTTCCTGAATCTACATCAAATGGAACATATATTAATTTAGATGAATATTGTTCATTGATAGATGGTACACTTACTCTTGATATCATACCATCATCTTTCTCTGGATCTCTATGTGATAATGCATCTGTATATGTGCTTGATGTTGATACATATGCTTCTGCATCTTTGTAATCATCATCTTCCATATGCTTTGTCCATGGTTCTATTGTTATAGTAGCAAGTGTAGATGCTGGGGAGGTGTTTGCGCCCATATTTCCTATATGCATATGACTATTAAATTCTTCTGCATGTTGATCTAGTATATTTGTCATCTCTTCGTGTATATCCTTTTCCCATTTAGCACTATCTATTCTACTTCTAAAATCTGCAACAATCATAGGATATAGCATTAGATATAGTTGTATTAATTGATCTTCAGTTATCTGTATTGGAGATAAGTTAATTGTTTGTAGTTTTTGTGGATCCATAGACACATAATCGCTCCACATCCCAATAGAACTTTTATTGCTAGATAATATATCCATTAGTTTAGTTTCCTATAATGTATATTGTCATTTGATAATTTTATATCAGAAGAATAAATTGAAACATAATCAAAATCACCAATACATGCACTAGTATGTACTGTTTTATCATTAAATAAATATACAGAACTAGTAGTTAATATTGGAGTTAAAGTACCTACCCCTACACCCTGCATTATAACGCTATTTAAAGTACAAAGAATTGTACCAGTATCACTTATATGTATTCCTAGAATGTACTCCGTAGAATAACTTCTTATAAAATCGGAACTTGTCCATACATATGAACCAATTGTTATTTCTAATTCTGAAGTTGCAGTAAATGCTATTTTAAGATTACCAGATTCAAATAGTGTTTTACTGGCAGGTGATGTAAAGTAGCCCTTGATAAACAACCCAAGAGATGTCATCACTGGCATATTAGACACTAATGCACCTTCGTCACTGTTGCTTATAGATATATAGCTATTATCATTCAATAGATTGGAAGAATATGTTCCTATTAATGAAACTACTTGAGCACCTTTTCTGTATGAATATGTGTAATTATTAAAATCCAAAAATAACTGCAAATCAGTAGTATCTGTTATTGAAACATCGTATTCAAAGTCTATATTAGTAGACAATACGTCTATATCATTACCTGCAGATATAACTTCTAATTTTATCTTATATGTCCCACCTACAGGTATAACGGCATCTATAGAAGCGTCTATTGAGCCAGATAGTCCATTGTGTGTTTTTGACCATGCATTATTTATATATTCATATATTGATATACTAGTATCTGTGGGCGCGATCGTTACAAGGTGTATATTATATATAAAGTTATCTTCATCATTTGTTATTAATACCTCTACTGTATCTGTACCATCATCCATTAAGTTAAATGGCATTATATCAAATGGCTCCCAATCATTTAACGATTGATTCATTATGTCTAATTTCATATATTTTTTCTCCTTGTTGATTTATTTCTATTAACCATTTGGCTTCTTGTGCCAGTATTTCTAATTATCATTGATTTGCCTCTTTTATACATATTTTGATTGATAGATATACCATGTGCTATTTCATATTCTTCTCTTTCCATTGCTTTATCTCTTTCTAACATATCGTCTATCGGAGACGTTGCATGATGTTTGCTGGATCCATATAATGGAGAATTGTTTACAATATTTAAACCAGTTGCTGAATGACTCATTAGTGGTTTAATCAATGAAGAATATTCCATATGGAATGCAAATAATCCTAACATAACAGCATCCAACATATGATCTCCAACCTTTGGATCTTTACCATATACAGGTACTCCAGATGGAGTGAATTTTTCTATAATATATCCAGAAAGTTGATCTATTAGTAATTGGTCATTAATACTTATGTCTATGAATTCATTTTCAAATATTCTAACTGCATTATTAACCATATAAGATTTAGTTTGTTTCTTTACTCTCTCTTTAGTCCATGGATCTATTACTTCTATCGAAGAAGAATAGTTTATTGATTTTGCATGTATTAACTTTCTTGATTGGGAGTTAGGGGCTGAATAGAGTCCTATCTCATGTAATCTTTCTATTTGTGCAGAACCATGTCCATAATCTGCATATATAAAGTCGCACTTCCATTTATTGTTTAATTTAACAATATCTGCTACAGCCTTTGTTTGAGTCCATCCGGCTATATGTACTGAACTTTTATCTACTACTTTATATCGTTTATCTTTAATATTATACCCAATAATAACTATTTGAGTTCCGTTCTCTGCATCATTCCAATCAACACCCATGGCATATAGCCAATCGGGCTGTTCTATTTGTTCTGCATATGCATAATCTTTTTGTGCGGCCTTTACAAACTGTGCCTGGAATACTGTCTCTCCATCATCTGAAAATGCAGCTAAAACTTCATGGTTATAACCTGATATTGTAAGCTGATTCCTAAAGTCAGTTTCCATTTGTAATGACCATTCTGGATGAAATTTATCTGTTGGGAAATAAAATCCAACAAATGTTTTATCGTGAACACGATCATAGAAATAGTCTTTATGGCCCTTAGGTGTAGAAGATACCCATAGCTCCACATCTTGATGTTCATTTATAAGAGCAATTACTGCATCTGTATCTTCACTAGTTAAGAATGAAGCTTCATCTAGTACAAGGAAATCAGCCGCGCTACCACGTACAGCAGACGATCCAGATACATAACCAGTTATAGTAACACCATTATTTAATTCTAGTGATGTAATAGGAGATTTTCTAGTAGGAACTTTACGTTTTGATTTAGCTTCCCTGCCACACATATTCAATAATTCATCATTACCATCTATAAGTTCTTCTATCATCTTAAAGATAACGTTAACTTGAGATTGGTTAGGAGTAAAAATTACTATATTATAAGTACCTTTTTCTTTAGTTGGCTTCCAAGTAAAAGCTCTATGAACTATACGAACAGATAAACTAGCACTTTTACCAATACGACGTCCGGCTCTAGTAACAATACGTTTACTAATACTGCGAACCATCTGTCCTTGATAAGGGAATCCATTTTTAGAAGTTCTAGGCTCCCACCCACCATAATTAACATATAAATTATTCTTAGCCCATGTAACAGGATCATAATATTCTACAATCTCCATTATCTCTTCTTCAGAGAGTACAGCTCTAAGCTGTTTTGGTATTAGTTTCTTATAGTAATCTTCAATAGGATCAAACATAAATGCAGGATCCATTGCCATGGCTTCTGATATATATATCTCTCTATCTTTTTTGGCTACTTCTATTTGCTCTATAATGCGTTTTCTAATTTCTTCTTCATTAGGAGGGACTCTTTCAAATCCATCACGGCTAACTTTATTATCGTCGAAAAGTTTTTGTTCATGACGCTTATAGAAATGCTTATACGGATTACCTATAAATTCATCGTCACTATTTAATATTACTTTTTCTTCACTCATTTGAGCACTTCTTGTCTTTTAATTAATTTTATTAACATACTAGTTATCAATTCTTTATGTTTATTTAAATATGAATATAATAATAAACTTTCTTTTTTAGCAACTATATACATATTTAAGATATCTTTTGTAGAGAGTGTTTTATTAACTATTCTTCTAAATAATGATTCAACAATTTTCTCTTTTCCAGTAATAGTATAATGACATTGTGTACATAGTGTTATACCATTATCTAAGCGATAAGTCAAGTCTGGAAAATCTATCTTACGCTTAATGTGATGAGCATTAACATTGCCCATTCTTCCGCATAATTGACATTTATATCTATCTCTTTTATAGACTTTAAGTCGCCATGTTTTATATGAGGGACTATTGTAGTCATAATTCTTCTTTTTGGCCTTGCGTATCACTGTAAATTCTTACTTGCTATCTCCGCTAGTTCAGATCTCTGACCGTGTTTTAATGTTATGTGAGCGGATATAGTTTCGTTCTTCATTGCATTGATTAAGTAGTTCAAGCCATTAGACCTACTGTCTAAGTATGGTGTATCTATTTGGTCTAAATCACCTAAGAATATAAGTTTTGCGCCTTCTCCTGCTCTTGTAACTACAGTTTTTATCTCATGAGGAGATGCGTTTTGGCTTTCATCAATAATGAAGAATACACGAGGCAAACTTCTACCTCTAATAAAATTCAATGCCTCTATAGCTATCTTTTCATTAGCCAGTAATGCATCTATCTTCTCTTTTCCACTTTTACCATTATCAGGTGCGGTTTCTCCAATAACCTCTAAATTATCAAAGAATGGTTGTAAATATGGTTTAATCTTTTCTTCCATAGTTCCTGGTAAAAATCCGATCTCTCTTCCCATATCAACTGTGGGTCTTGCTATTAATATTTTTCTATAATCCTTTTTATGATGCAATGCAGCTGCTATTGTTAGAATAGTCTTTCCTGTACCACTATTACCTGTAACTGTTACTAAGGGTATATTGGGATTCGCCAAAGCATCTAAGAGGAATATTTGTTCCGCGTTTCTTGGATTAATACCAAATGCATTATATGAATTTATTAATTTATATTGATTGTCAATTTTATCGTATCTACATAAAGCAGACTGCCTACCTGACTTTAATGTAAAATATTCGTTTGGAATAGGATCTTTTATTTGCTCTAATTCTCCAACAAAACCTTTTGAATATATTTCATCAATTACTTCTGAAGGCAATCCTCTGACTGTTCTATATCCGTTATACGATTTAGAAGATTGAGATAAATTTTCATTCTCATAATCCTGTACAGACACACCAGAAGCCTTTGCGATTGTTCTTAGTGATATATCTTTTGTAACAAGTGTAGAACCAGATAATTTAGCAACATGTAGTATTTTCTCATCATTAGTGAAATCATCTGGAACTTCATAGCCATCAAGAATTAACCAATTATATTCATTTTTATCTACATCTCTAATAAAACTTCTTGCATTAAAATTATTTACCTCTGTTCCATTCTTAAAAGTATCTATTTCTTTTAAAACAGTAAGAGGTATTATTACTTTTGAATCTGGGAAAGCATGGATACTTTCGGGATCGTATAATATAACATTTGTATCAATAACATACGAATTCATATTGTTCTCCATTTGGTTATAGAATAATTAATTTATTAATAAAGAGCATTCATTAACATCTGTGATTCTCTTCCTAGCTCACTTCTCAAATTCATTTGAGATGTTCTTATAGATAACATAGATCTCTGTCTCATTGTTTGTGTCATTTCATTATCTCTAAACATTCCGCCTGTTTCTGGGGTACCGAACCTACGTACTGCTCTTGCTATATTCATAACAGTTGGGGCAAGTTGATAACCTATGTAACCACCGGCTAACATACCAATAGCGCCACCAACGGGCGCGCCAACTCCACCAGCAAAAGAACCAATTGCAGTACCAATAACACCACCGGCCCTAGCACCGACAGTAGCTCCAATTTCACTACCAAGACCTACATAGGCGCCTACAAGACTGCCTTTATCTCTTAGCCCTTGTTCTATGGACATGGTCCCAAACATAAATCCTAATCCAGGAGCAAGATACTTAGAAGAGCCTTTAACTCCATTCAAATATCCTATCTCTCTAGTAGAAGCGCCTATACTTTTTCCATTGATTATATTATTTCTATATTTTAAGGTCCATGTTCCTATATTCATACCAACACGTCTACCTCTATCAAATTTTCTTCCTATTATTCCAGGACCTAAGGATACATAGTCAGTTAGCAATCCTTTAGCATTGCTTTTGACGGATCTTTCTATTGAATTCACTCTAGATCTTTTAGATGCACCTTCTATACTCTTCCATGCACCACCTACCTTTCCTCTGATGCCACCTTGAGTGGCCCATTTACTACCATATTTATCATAAGCATTACTGCCATAATAACCGTATAGTCCAGATGCAATAGGAGCGCCTGCAAGCAGTCCTATACTAGCA